CCCGACAACATGGCTGCCGGTCCCGCCAGCTATGGCATGACCGATACCATGGGCCGCATGCACTCCGACGCGCAGTTTGCCGGTTCCAGCTCCGTCCCCGCTCACGTGGAGATGATGGGCTTCCTGGGCATGGGCAACAACCCCATGGTGGGCGCGACCGTCGCCGTGGCCGTGGCGGTAGAGGAAGCGGTCAAGTAAACGAACGACCCGCAACCCCGCATAAACACCAGAATATAAACGCAAGTAGGAGCGGTATAGGAGCAATGCAGATAAGTCATGCATTACTCCTATACCGCTCCTACATTTATATTTCTACATTATTGATTTGCCTGCTGCGTATTGCCAGAAGTATCCTGACCTTATTGCCAAAGCTCAGATCGCCGAAATCCATATCGTCGGCATTGAAGTCTCTGAGATGCTTTCCGCCGCCGATGCTCATGCTGTCCAGCCCTTTCTATGTGAACACCGCTGGGCGGTGATTGTCATTTGTCTGCCGCTTTCAGCATATCGCCCCGGTGGACAGTTGACCGCCGACACGCGGAGAATCTTGCTATAGCTGTGGGTGTGTTCCGCGTGTTTCTGCCGTACAGTATGCCGCCGCGACCTGAAATAGACCCGAAAAAATCCATGAGGGAGCTGTGAACTTTTCTCTCCCAACGGCAGAGATTTTCAGGTTCATTTTGGGTCGCCGTGGGAGAATGGGCATAATAAATGGAGGTGAAGTGCCATGCGTATCCTGATCGCGGAAGATGAAGTGACCATCGCCCGTGTGCTGAAGGTCATGCTGGAAAAGAACAAATACGCTGTGGATATGGTTCACAACGGCAGCGACGCGCTGGACTACATACAGGCCGTTGGCTACGACGCGCTGGTGCTGGATATTATGATGCCGGGGAAGGACGGGATCGAGGTATTGAAGGCCGACCGCGCAGAGGGAAACACCACACCTGCCTTGTTCCTGACCGCCAAGGCGGAGGTGGCCGACCGGGTAGTCGGACTGGATGCCGGGGCGGACGATTACCTGCCCAAGCCCTTTGCCGCAAACGAATTTCTTGCCCGTGTCCGCGCCCTCACCCGTCGCAGCAACACCTACGCTTCGTTTGCGCTCAGCTTCGGAAATGTCACACTGGACTGTTGTCAATATCTGCTGAAAACCGCTTTCGAGGAAGTGTGGCTGAACAACAAAGAGTTTCTGGTACGCCGACCGGCAGAGCGGAAAGCCGTATCTGCTGGACGGCTGCCAAAACCCGGCGTGGTGCCGATCTCTCGGAGAGTGGTTGACGGCCAAGGGATGGCGGCTCAAGGACAACAGCAAGGCGCAGAAGGGTGACATTGCCTTTTATTGCGAATACAACCAGAAAGAAAGCCGCTGGATGTACCAGCATGTGTTTTTCATTTACGAGAAGCTTGACGGTACGACCTTTATCACGCTGGAAGGAAACAACATGGTGTTTTCCACCGCAGAAAAAGCCAAGTTGTCTACGGCGGGAACTGGTGCCTTTGAGGGAATCGGCTATAAAAAGCGCGTTATGCCCACCAGCGGAACGTGGGCGATCTTTCACCCATCCTATGGAAAGGAAGAAGCTATGGAAAAGAGAGTTTATCTGTCTCCCTCCAATCAGAAGAGCAACACTTACGCCGTGGGCAACACCACGGAGGATGTGCAGTGCGGCAAAATTGCGGCAGCGTGCAAGACGGCGCTGGAGCGCAGCGGTGTGAAGGTCATGGTCGGTCAATATGACACCATGGCAAACCGATGCAAAGCATCCGACAACTTCATGGCCGACCTGCATGTACCGATCCACACCAACGCCGCCAACGGAAAGGCCAGCGGCACGCGGATTTTTTGCTATCAGCTGGACAAGTCTAGCGAGGGGTACAAGGCGGCAAAGGCTGTGTTTGATGTGCTGGCTCCGGTTACTCCGGGCACCAGTGAGAACATCAAGGCCAACCCGTCGCTATTCGAGGTGAAAACACCTGCCGCTCCCACCGTTTACATTGAGGTGGATTTCCACGATGTGCCAGATGTGGCGCAATGGATCATCAATAATACCGAACTAATCGGTGAGACCATTGCAAAAGGAATCTGCAATTACCTTGGTGTGACCTTCAAATCGGCCAACAAACCCACCTCGGCCGGAAATGTAATTTACCGCGTGCAGATCGGCGCATTCAGCGTAAAAGCCAATGCGGTTGCATTTCTCAAGGAAGTGCAGAAGGTGTACCCGAACGCGTTTATTACAAAGGCGACGAAATAAAAACTTGCATCTGAGCGAGGAGTGAGGCTACGATCCGCCGTCCTCCGCCTCCGCGCAAGCTCCGCAAGCTCACGGCGTGGGAATCAGCATGAATCCGACACATCGAGCTATCCGCGCGAAACTACAGTCTATGGCGCCCCAGCGGGCGGTGAGTTTCATCGCCGGTCTGGGATTGCCAAGCGACGAAGCATTTTTCCTGATCGAGTGCGACGTAAAAGGCAAAAGCTACGCACAGCTATGCACACAGCAATATGTCACGCCGGAATACATCAACCGGCGCAGACGACGCGCTTACGGGAAAATCGCAGACCATATAAAGAATTTATAGTCAAAAGACCAAACAATGACCATTTATCGGCCATTTGTTTGGTCTTTTTTCTTTTACACTGGAAGCAGCGAGGAGGTGCGGACATGAGCAACAGAGAGCGATTGATCGAGTGCGGATACACAGAGGAAATGGCGGCGGATATCTGCCGACTGTATGAAAACGACGAATCCGGGCTCTCTATGTTTGTTCACATCATCGAACTGTTTTTCGATGACAGGCGGGAATATGTATAGCTATTTCAACAAAAATCCACGAGGCAAAAATGTGGGGGACTGCACGGTAAGGGCAATCTCAAAAGCCACAGGGAAAGAGTGGGGCGAAACGTACCTTGCTATGGCGGTGCAGGGTTATCTGGAAGGGGATATGCCGTCGGCCAACGCAGTGTGGGGTGCATATCTGCGGCGAATAGGCTACCGGCGGTACATTGTGCCGGACACTTGCCCGGATTGCTACACGGTCGGTAGGTTCGCCGACGACCACCCGGAAGGGACGTTTATCCTTGCGCTATCTGGGCACGTCGTGTGCGTTCAGGACGGCGTGATTTACGACAGCTGGAACAGCGAAAACGAAATTGTTTTGTATTACTGGCAAAAAGAAAGTGAGGCGTAACAATGGCATTTAACTCGTATTTCAATCCTTATTACCCGCAGCCGATGCAGGACAACCTCGCCCAGCTTCGGCAGCAGCAGATGCAGACTATGCCACCGCAGATACCGCAGATGCCGCAGATGCCGCTCATGCAGAACCCGGTAGCGCAGGGCGGCGTGCAGTGGGTGGCTGGTAGGCCGGAGGCGGAAAACTGGCTGATCGCGCCTAACTCCGCCATTGCGCTGTGGGACAGCACGGCTCCCGTGGTGTACCTTAAACAGGCCGATGCAAGCGGCAAGCCGACGCTCAAGACGTATGACCTTGTAGAACGCCTTGCAAGCGCCTCTGACGCGCAGAAAACTCCCACCCCGGAATATGTGACCCGTAAAGAGTTCGACGCGCTGGCGGCACTTGTGGGCGAAATAAAGGGAAAGAAGAAACGCAAGGTGGAGGAGGAAGAGGACGATGAGTAACAATCCGTTTTTCAATGCGTTGGGCGGCGGACAAATGCCGGGGTCGATGAACGGCTTTCCTCAGCTTTTGCAGCAGTTTAAGCAATTCAAAGCGAACTTTAAAGGCGACCCAAAAGCGGAAGTAGAGAAAATGCTACAAAGCGGCAGAATCTCACAAGACCAGTTGAACAAGATACAGTCAATGGCGAATCAATTTCAGGGGCTTTTCAAGTAATCAAAATCGTGGCCACGGTTTGATATAAATATTTTTTCAAAAGGAGTGATACTATGTCTCTTTCCTCTGACAGCACCATGCTGACTATGCCTGTGGCTCCTGCCAACGCCGGCAACGGTAACGGCTTTGGCTGGGGCGGTGATGGCGCGTGGTGGATCGTGCTGTTTCTCATTTTCGCTGCGTTCGGCGGCTGGGGTAACGGCTTTGGCTTCGGTGGCGGCGGCAACGGCGTGATGGACGGTTATGTTCTGACCTCTGACTTTGCCAACATCGAGCGCAAACTGGACGCGGTGAATAACGGCATCTGTGACGGCTTCTACGCCATGAATACCGGTATGCTGAATGGGTTTGCCGGTGTAACGCAGGCTGTGACCAGTGGTTTCTCCGCTGCGGAACTGGCGCGCTGCAATCAGCAGGCCGCTTTGATGCAGCAGCTGACCGCCATGCAGATGCAGAACCAGGAGTGCTGCTGCGAGAACCGGGCGGCTATTGCCCAGGTGCGGTACGACATGGCGACGCAGGCGTGCGATACCCGCAACACGGTCAACACCGCTGCGCGTGACATCATCGACAACCAGAACCAGAATAGCCGCGCCATCCTTGACTTCCTGACGCAGAACAAGATGCGCGATCTGGAAAGTGCCAATCAGGAGCTGCGCCTTGCCGCTTCTCAGGCTGCACAGAACAACTACCTGATCTCCCAGCTGCGCCCTTGCCCCACCCCGGCTTACATCACTTGTAATCCTTGGTCGGGCAGCAGCTATGGCGGATGCGGAACCGGTTGCGGCTGCTGAAAACTGCATAGCATCAGCTGTTCGGAATTTCCGAACTGTTCAGCCCCGTGCTGATACTGACATCAACGCGGCGGGGCTTTGGCTCCGCCGCTGTATTTTTTGAGAAAGGAATGATATAAATGGCAGAATTTACTTCTGTGGCAATTCAGACTGTTGCCGCCAGTCAGAATGTTCCGCTTACTGAAACTGCGGTCAATAGCAAGCCTTGCATCGTTCACCGTCCTGGCGCTGGAATTGTAACGTTGCGGGGTTTAACCAACCAGTGTAAAGCCCGATTCCGCGTCGCTTTTGGCGGCAACATCGCTATCCCCACCGGCGGCACGGTGGAGGCAATCAGCGCAGCTCTGGCGATTAACGGTGAACCGCTGAACAGCGCGACAGCTATTGTTACGCCTGCGGCGGTGGGAAACTACTTCAATATCTACGTCAGCACCATCGTGGAGGTACCGCGCAACTGCTGCCTGACTGTGGCAATGGAAAACACCAGCACGCAGGCCGTCAGCTTTGCCAACTCCAACATGGCCGTTGACCGAATTTCTTGAAAGGAGCGATAACATGAGCATGAAAGCATTAAACGATATCCGGGATATGCTGTGCGAGGAACTAGACGAGCTGGCCCGCAAGGGCGAGCTGGGCGCCGGTGATCTGGAGATCATCCACAAGGCCGTTTCTTCCATCAAGAACATCGACAAGATCGAAATGTACGACGGCGGCTATTCCCGCAGCGGCGATTGGGACGCCAACATTCGCGGCACTTACGGGCGGGGCAGTTCTTACCGTGGCCGCCACCGCGATTCTATGGGCCGCTATAGCCGGGATGACGCCCGTGAGCATATGCGCCGCCAGCTAGAGGACATGATTCGCGACACCGACGATGACAACGTGCGTGAAGTTCTCCGGCGCTGCATGACGCAGATGGAGAACATGTAAGGGGGTGCGCCCCCGTGATCGACGAGAAGGAAGTGCAGCTATGGATTGGTCGGCTTGAAACCGAAGAATCCAGCTGGAGCAACTACGAAAAGCTAGCCGCGTTATACACCATCGCAAATCAACACAAAAAAGTAAGCCTTTCGGGAATGCCGGTCATGTACTCCGCTGCGCCCGCTCCGGAAATGCAGTTGGTAGGCGAGTACGGTGACAGCCCGTTTTTACAGGCGGTTGCCAAAGTGTCGCCGGAAAAGGCGTGGGGCGTGATGGATGAGTTGATGGATGCGCTGATTATTTCAAATAGTCGGGTGTACAATAGTGTGATGGCGAAGCTGGGTCGAGGATCAAGCTAAAATTTCGTATGCAATTTCATATGTAATTTTTTGCCGAAAACACAACATAAGCGCCAAAAAAGCGTTATACTTTACAAGCAAGAAAACGCCGCCGAACCCGCATAAATACAAGAAAAACCCGGTATCAAAGCGATACCGGGTTTTTCTCGTATGGCAGCGGGAGAAGGATTCGAACCCTCACATACGGAGTCAGAGTCCGCTGTGCTACCATTACACAATCCCGCTATGTTCTGACGAACAAAAACTATTATACGCATTTTGCGGAATTTGTCAACACCTTTTTTCATATTTTTTGGAATTATTTTGTGCATCATCCGATTTGCTTTTTTGAGCAGGGTGTGATATCATAAGCGGCATCCGGAAGTAACGGAAAGGAGACAGGCATGAAACGGTCAACGAAAGAGCTGGCGCTGTGCGGTGTGATGACGGCGCTGAGCGTGGTGCTGCTGTGTCTGGGCGGCGTGATCCCGCTGGCAGTATACGCCTGTCCGATGCTGGCTTCCTGTGCGCTGCTGGTATTGCGGGAGATGTGCCGTGCCCAATACGCGTGGTGCTGTTGGGCGGCGGTGGCGCTTTTGACGCTGCTGCTTGGACCGGACAAGGAGGCTGCCGCGCTGTATCTGTTTCTGGGCTACTATCCGCTGCTTCAGCCGAAGCTTGACGCGATCCGGCGGCCCGCTCTGCGCTGGCTGGCAAAGCTGGCGCTGGCGGTCGTGTCCGTGGGCACCATGTACCTGGTGCTGCTGTATGTGCTGGGACTGACGCAGGTGACGGAGGAATTTGCCGATACCGCGCCGTGGCTGCTCTGGATAACGGCTGCGCTGGGACTGGTCGTATTTATTGTATATGATATCCTGCTGCGCCGGTTCGCCATTCTGTGGCGCAGACGGCGGAAGCGGTGAGCTTACTGGGGAGGCAGACATTATGGCCTGTATTATTTTTGGGGCGGGCAGCTACTATGGCCTGACTCGTCGGCCGGAGCCGGGCGACTATATCATCGCCGCCGACGGCGGCTGGCAGTACTGCAAACAGGAGGGTATCGTGCCGGATCTTCTGCTGGGGGACTTTGACTCGCTGGCGGTAGTGCCGGATTTTGCCCATATCCACCGCGTGCCGGTGGAAAAGGATGACAGCGATATGATGCTGGCCATCAAGGACGGCCTGTCTCACGGCCAGAAAGAATTTCATTTGTATGGCGGGATGGGCGGCGCGCGCAGCGACCATACGCTGGCCAACATACAGTCGCTGCTGTATCTGACTTGCCACGGCGCACGGGGCTGGCTCTACGGCGACAAGGAACAGTATACGGTCATCCGCAACGAGAGCATTATGTTCCCATCGAAGGAACGGGGCATCATGTCGGTGTTCTGCATGGGTGCGGATGCGGAAGGTGTGTCGATCTCCGGTGCGCAGTATCCGCTGGACAACGCGCCGCTGTCGGCGGAGTTTCCATTGGGTGTCAGCAATCATTTTGTGGGCAATCCGATCACGGTATCGGTGCGCAAAGGCAGTCTGTTGATCGGGCTGCTGGATAAATAAGGAGGATCATATTATGAAGAAGTTTTTAGCAATCATCTTGGTTCTGGTCATGGCCCTGAGTCTGGTGGCCTGCGGCGGCACGCCTGCCCAGCAGCCGGACAGCGGCAATGATGCCAACGTGGAAGCCAATGACGGCGCCAACACAGATGCCGACGTTAAGGCACCGGTAGTCACCGACGGCGCTGTTCTGGGTGAGGGCGCTCACAGCTTCACGCTGGAGATCACCGACGCTGACGGCAAGACCATCACCGCCACCGTCAATTCGGACGAAAAGACGCTGGGCGCCGCCCTCGGCAAGCTGAACGTCATTCAGGGCGAGAACGGCCTGTATACGACGGTCAATGGCGTTACCTATGATTATAATGCCGACCACGCCTATTGGGCGTTCTATGTCAACGGCGAATATGCGCAGGTAGGCATGGACGACACGGAGATCGTGGATGGTACTGTCTATAAGTTGGCAGTCGAGAAAGCTGAGTGACCATAAACGGAGCTTCTGAAAAGCGGGCCGAAAGGCCCGCTTTTTGCTGCGCTAATGGCAGATGTAAACTTTTTTGATAGAATTTGTGCAAAAGTCAAGAGTAAAAGCAGAAAAAACTAAAATATTTTTTCAGAAGGCTTCAAGCGGCTTCGGCGACGTATC